ACCAACAGCAGGGGCAGGTTTTTAAACTGTCCACTAATACCCTCAGTTCACGCTGGGGGTATTATAATTGGTACATACGAAAGCACGTCATGTCATTTCAAGAAGTCAAAGGAACTCTTGCCAAACTACTTGCTACTGAAGATTTGATTATTGAGCACCGTCAGGTTGAGACAGCATCGTTTGATGTTAGTCGTCGTCTGCTTACCCTGCCAGTGTGGAACCGTGCTTCTGAGACTGTGTATGACCTTCTGGTATCTCATGAGGTTGGACATGCCTTGTTCACTCCAGATGAAGATGTCTCGGGTGTTCCAATGGGTTTCGTGAACATCACAGAAGATGTTCGCATTGAGAAGTTGATGAAGCGTAAATATCCTGGTTTACCAAAGACTTTTTATCGTGGATATAGTGAACTGTCAGAGCAAGATTTCTTTGGAATTGAAGATAATGATCTGACTGAAATGAATCTGGCAGACCGTATTAATCTATATTTCAAGATTGGATCTTTCATTAATATTCAGTTCTCCTCAGAGGAGAAACTTCTTGTAGATCAAACTGCTGCAGCAGAAACTTTTGAGGATGCTATCGAAGCTGCTAAAGCAATCTTCCTCTTTATGAAGTCTCCTGAGACACAACAAAAGAAAGTCGATAATTCCTCAAGTGGAGAAGACACTCAAGATACTGATGCTGATGATGGAGAAGAGTCTGAAGAAGGAGAACTTCGTGAAGATTCAGACCTGAATACTCCCAGTTATCGGCAGGACAGTGATGATATGTCTGGTGACTTTGATCAACCAGACGCTAGGAGTGGATTTGAGGACCAAATTGAAGAGGAGTTGAAGACTCAAAATTCTTTTGATGAAAATATCTCAGATCTTGCTAGTCCTCATGTAGAACAGAACAATTATGTCTCTCGTTCTAAATTAAATCTAGATCGTATTATTACTTCCAACAAATATATTCACGATCATATTAATGAATGGTGGCAACAGATTGGAACCGATACCTGTTTTGATCATATTGATTCTCATTACAACAGTTTTAAGAAGTCTGCCCAGAAAGAAGTCAACTATCTGGTCAAAGAATTTGAGATGAAGAAGTCTGCAAATCAGTATTCCCGTTCCAGTATTGCAAGAACAGGTGTGCTTGATTGTACTAAGTTGCATACCTACAAGTATAATGACGATCTTTTCAAAAAAGTGACCATTGTTCCTGAAGGAAAGAATCATGGTCTTTTGTTTATCCTTGACTGGTCTGGTTCTATGAGTGATTGCCTGGTAGATACTATCAAGCAGTTGTACAACCTGATTTGGTTCTGCCGTAAGGTGAATATTCCTTATGATGTGTACGCTTTCACTTTGGATAATCCTACTCATTTTATTGGTGATGAACCACTCTATGTGAGGGAGGAGGGTGTCTTTGCTCTGCCTGAACGTTTCGGGTTGTTGAATCTGCTGTCCAGCAAGATGAGCAATAAAGAATCTGAAAAGCAACTCTTGAACATTTGGAGGAACGTCTGTTCCATTTGTGCAGGACGCTTCAAGCTTGAAGGTCAGTATGTCTATACGTCATATCCACAGGCACCTTTCTTGGGATTGAGTGGAACTCCTCTCAATGAAAGTATTCTTTGTCTGTATGAAATTATCCCCGACTTTATCAAACAACATGGTCTGCAAAATGTGAACTGTGTGATTCTTACTGATGGTGAGGCACAACCACTTCACCGTACTTTCTACTGGAAATACCCTACTCAGTTGGGTGGTGGTAATGATGGTCGCTGGGGTGTGCGTGCCTGTGATGACGGTCGCACTGTCTTCCGTGACCGTAAGACTGGCACCATGGCAATGTTTCCATATGAATATTGGAAGTTTACTCAGTCCTTGCTGGAGAATTTGAAACTAAATTTCCCCAATGTTAATTTTATCGGCATTCGTATTGCTGGAAGTAGTGATGCAAAACGTATGGTTCGTATGCATTGCAGTCATGATTCCACAAAGGTTGATCCTATCTGTTCAAAGTTGACAAAGGAAAAGACTGCTACCCTTTCTGACACTGGATATGATGCATTCTTCCTGATGGTTTCTACAGCTTTGTCCAACAGCACCGAGTTTGAAGTTGAAGAGGGTGCTAAAAAATCAACCATCCGTAGTGCATTCAAGAAATCTCTTGCATCCAAGAAGATGAACAAGAAAGTTCTGAATGAATTCATTGCGATGGTCGCTTGAACAACTGTCCACTGCGGGTCAAAGACCCGCTTTTTTGGATTATAATGTATACATACAGATGAGACCCAAAATGACTTCCCGTTTGAACACCGAGAACCTCCTCGTAGAACTCCGTAGTTTGTACGGTAACAATGTCACCACTGCTGATCTTCGTGCATATTGTGCTATGAACAGCGTGTCCATGCCTACCGTTACAAAGAAACTTGAAGACTACAAGACTGGTCGTGGTAAGTGGGACCTTACGGTTCAAGAAAAACTGGAACAAACTTTCAAAGCACCCGCTGGTGTGCCTGCTGTAGAGCAAAACCTTGTCCCTCAGAAAGATGATACCTTCGTCAAGTTTGGTAACTTTAACGATATTCGCAAGATTATTCAGTCCAACACCTTCTATCCCACGTTTATTACGGGTCTTTCGGGTAATGGTAAAACGTTCTCGGTCGAACAAGCCTGTGCTCAGTTGGGTCGGGAGTTGATTCGTGTAAACATTACTATTGAAACCGATGAAGATGACCTTATCGGTGGGTTTAGGCTTGTTGATGGAAACACTGCATGGCATAATGGTCCTGTCATTGAGGCACTCGAACGTGGAGCAATCCTTCTCCTTGACGAGATCGACCTAGCTTCCAACAAAATCCTCTGCCTTCAGTCCATTCTAGAAGGTAAAGGAGTCTTCCTCAAGAAGATTGGTCGTTGGGTGAAACCTGCTGCTGGATTCAACATCATTGCCACTGCCAATACCAAAGGTAAGGGTTCCGATGACGGTCGTTTCATCGGCACCAACGTTCTGAACGAAGCATTCCTTGAACGTTTTGCTCTGACCTTTGAGCAGCAGTATCCCCCTACTGCTGTAGAAGCAAAGATTCTTAACAAACTGTGTTCTGATGAGCAGTTTTGTGCTCGTCTTGCTGACTGGGCAGACATCATCCGTAAGACCTTCTATGATGGTGGTATTGATGAAGTCATCAGCACCCGTCGTCTCATTCATATCATCAAGGCATATAGCATCTTTAACGATAAAGTGAAAGCAATCAACCTTGGTCTCAATCGCTTTGATGATGAAACCAAACAAGCATTCATGAGTTTGTATGATGCCGTAGATTCCGAAGTTGACGTGAATCAGGAGGTTTGATATAATGGTGAATGCTTGGAGTCTACTCTACGATGAATTGAATATGGCTGATCACTCACCCCATGCTGAAGACGAATATTTTCAGCAATTAGATGACAAATACCAAAAGTATCTTGATAATGTAAACACTGTTAATTTGGAAATGATGTCTACAAAGGCATGTACAGAATCACAAAAAACCAACCCCAAATGGAAGTATCACGAAGATATTACTATTAAGGAAGTCGAAGATTATATTACTCGTACATATTCTGCTCACTATTCTTCTAAGATTCAAACGCTGGATCTTATCGAATCTGTGGGTGATGCTGAGGCTTTCTGCCGCAGTAACATTCTTAAGTATGCATCTCGTTATGATAAGAAGGGATCTGCTAAAATGGATATCATGAAGATCATCCATTACGCAATTCTTCTCTACCACTTCTCTGGTCAAAACAATGAAATTGAAACCCCTTATGAAACTTTCTGATAAGACCCTGACTCTGCTGAAGAACTTCTCTTCGATCAACCAGTCCATTCTGGTCAAAGAGGGTTCTAAACTTCGCACTATCTCAGTGATGAAGAACATTCTTGCAGAGGCAGAGGTTGATGAGGAATTTGATCGTGACTTTGCTATCTACGATCTTGGTCAGTTCTTGAATGGTCTCTCACTTTACCAGAGTCCAGAATTTGATTTTAAGAATGATTCTTACCTGGTTATTCGTGAAGGCAAAACCCGTGCTAAGTTTGCCTTTGCTGATCCTAGTGTGATCATTGCTCCCCCAGAGAAAGCGATCAACCTTCCTAGTGAAGATGTCTCCTTCCAACTGGAGAGTGTTCAACTTGACAAACTACTGAAGGCAGCACAGGTCTATCAACTGCCCGATCTTGCTGTGGTTGGTGAAGCAGATGTAATCAAACTGGTTGTTCGTGACAAGAAGAACGATAATTCCAACCAGTTTGAGATTGTTGTTGGTGAGACTGACAAAGAGTTTACTTTCAACTTTAAGGTTGAGAACATTAAGATTGTTCCTGGTTCCTATGATGTTGTGATCTCAAGCAAACTTCTTTCACGTTTCACCAATAACTCTTATAGTCTGAACTACTACATAGCTTTAGAACCTGATTCTACCTATAATGGCTAACTCTAGTTGGCAGATAAAATATATTATGCCAGAGTATGGGACTCACTACTTCTATCATGAGATTGTTGCAGAGAGTGCTATAGAAGCTGAAAAACAATTTAAACAAATTGTTCCTAAATCAAAGGTAATTGGTAGTGCAAAACGATTATGATTACACAACTATTTCCTCTAGATTTTTTTATTAAAGTTAGACCTCCAAACTTTGAAGAAATTCTCTCTAATGTTTCTTCACTTCAAGTGGATGATGGTTCTATTCAACAAGATGAAAATTGGGGAAGTAATTGTACAGTAAAAACTATTCATCTTGATCAAGATGAATGGCAATCTGTTCTGGCACCAGGCATTAGACAATTTTGTGGTCAAGTTGGTTGGAATGGAAATTTTGTAGTTCATGAATCTTGGATTAATTTTTACAAACGAGGTTATTTTCAAGAACCACACAGTCATAGAGGCTGTGATTTTGCTTCGGTTGTATTTTTAAATAACGGTGAAGACTATGCCAAATTCTATTTTCAGAATAGAATGTCTGGATATGTTCCACCATTGATCGAACATCTTACAGGCATCTCTGATGCATGGTATCCTAATATAGAACCTGGAGACATGTTCTTTTTTCCATCATATCTTTTGCATGGTGTTAGTCCTCATTACAGTGATGAGATAAGGAAAACCTTATCATTTAATATTAGTTTTGGTAATTATGAGAGATGAATTTCTTTGGGTCGAAAAGTATCGTCCCAAAACCATCAGTGATTGTATCCTCCCTGAGGAAACAAAAACTATGTTTCAAGAGTTCCTAGATAAGGGTGAGATTCCTAATCTCCTTCTGTCAGGACCCCCTGGCATTGGCAAGACTACTATTGCCAGAGCGTTGTGTGAACAACTAAAATGTGATTACATTATTATTAACGGATCCGATGAAGGAAGATTTCTTGACACGGTGCGGAATCAAGCAAAGAACTTTGCTTCGACCGTATCACTTTCGGCAGATGCTAAGCACAAAGTCATCATTATTGACGAAGCTGACAACACGACCCACGACGTACAGCTCCTCTTACGGGCAAACATTGAGGCATTTTATAACAATTGCAGATTCATTTTCACCTGCAACTTCAAAAACAAAATCATCGAACCCCTCCACTCCCGATGTGCCGTCATCGATTTTGCCATCAGTGGAAAGCACAAACCCACAATCGCTGCTGCGTTCTTCAAACGACTTAACAACATCTTGGACAACGAGGGGGTTGAGGCTGATCCGAAAGTTCTTGCCCAACTTATCAACAAACACTTCCCAGACTGGCGACGAGTCCTGAATGAGTGCCAACGGTATTCTGTAAGTGGCAAAATTGATGCTGCCATTCTCGCAACGTTTTCTGACGTATCTGTAAATGATCTTCTCAAGAATCTTAAGGAAAAGAATTTTTCCGAAGTCCGTAAATGGGTCGTTGATAATCTGGACAATGATCCTAGCGTACTTCTTCGCCGTGTTTACGATGCTCTTTATGGCACCCTTGAAGGTCCTAGCATTGCTGCTGCTGTCCTCATTATTGCTAAGTATCAGTACCAAATTGCGTTCGTAGCAGATCAAGAGATTAATCTCTTAGCAGCACTAACAGAAGTTATGGTGGAGTGTGAATTCAAATGAAATTCAAAACTAAAATTTATGTTAGACTAAGGAAAGCTGTTGATGACTCTGCTGGTAATGCTGTGAGAGCAGCATGTAGTAGAATGTCCGATATGACTTTTAATAAGTTGCGATTGGGCAAACTAATTGAGATTGATTTTGAGGCAAAGGATGAAGACTATGCCAACGAAGAAATCCAAAAACTTTGTAAGAGATTTCTTGCAAATGAAGTTATCGAAGATTTTGAATTTACTGTATGGAGTGTAGAAAATGATTGATGTAAAACTACTCCGTATTATTACGGGTGAAGAAGTGATCGCAGAACTGGTAACTGAAGACGAGGACACTATTACCATCAGGAATGGTCTTGTAGTTCTTCCTACTGGGCAGAGTGTTGGATTTGCTCCTTGGGCAACTGTTATCAGTAAGGATGAACCTGAGATCACTATGTCTCGTGATCACATCATTTATGTGGCAGAGGTGCAAGATAGTGTATCTCAAAAATATAGAGAGATGTTTGGTAATATTATTACCCCCCAAGAAAAAAAATTGATTTTGTGACCCATGAGTAAGTATGATTCTGAAAGACTAACAAGTTCCCCTGTTGCACCAGTTCCGTTTGGTTTGTATCAACTGGAGGAGGATGATGTAAACCTTATCAAAAGATACGCTAAAGAGTTGAAAGAAAGTCCTCTGAAGTATGACTTTGAAACGTCATCCAACGTGGAGGAGTGTTATGGTGCATCTTCGTTTATGGTAGATGTTGTTGCAAACATTGCCTTCAACGCACTCAAAGAACTTGTCAGGTCACCACCCCCAAACTGCAGATGGAGAATTCTAGAGTCTTGGGTTGAATATAGAAAGAAAGGTGATTTCATGCCACCGACACAAGTACCAGGTGGTGACATGGCTTTTGCTTTGTATATCAGTATTCCATATGATATTGAGGATGAAATTGCACATCCTAGAAATGAAAAGACTCTTCATCCATGTGCCGCTAAAACTCAGATGATCTATGCCAATCCTATTGGTAAGATTTCTACTAGAGATTTTATCTTTACAAAAGCAGATGAGGGTACTATACTAGTATATCCCTCTAGTGTTCTTCTCCAAACATTCCCATTCTACACTTCCGATGAAGAATGTATTGTGATGAGAGGATCATTTGTTATTGAAGAAACTCCCCTCCGTAACTGATGGCAAAATATCCATTGAAGACACCTCTTCGTTATCCTGGTGGTAAGTCGAAGGCAATTCCAACACTCGCACCTCTGCTTCCATCTACTCTGAAGCATTATCGTGAGCCATTTATTGGCGGTGGATCAATGGCAATTTATGTTGCACAGGCATATCCTAGTGCTGATATATGGATCAATGACTTGTACGTTCCTTTGCACAACTTCTGGGTACAGTTGAGGGACAACGGTGAGGAATTGTCGGAGAGGATTTATGAAATTAAATCTAAGATCATCAATGATGATGAAGCCCATGAGAAACTCTTCACTGAGATCTCTGAATCAATCGATGAACAGACTGGTGTAGACCAAGCGATCAGTTTCTTTATTATGAACAAGTGCTCCTATTCTGGTCTCACTCAGAATAGTAGTTTCTCTGTAACTGCTTCTAGAGCGAACTTCTCTCTTGTAGGAGCACAGAAACTTAGAAAGTTTTCTAATCTAATTAAGAATTGGAAGATCACCAATATTGATTATTCCAATCTTCTTGGTGGTGAGGATGACGATACTTTTATCTTTTTGGATCCTCCTTATGACATCAAAGACTTTCTGTATGGAAAGAACCGTGAGATGCACAAGTCTTTTGACCATGAACGATTTGCAGAAGAGGTCTACAAGATCAAGAACAAGTTCATGATTACCTACAACGTGAACGAGAGACTCTTGGAATTATATAAAGATTACGAGTGTAGTGAGTTCGATCTTCGTTATTCTATGGTTCACCGTGGTGATAAGGGAACTAAAGATAACGTGAAGAAAGAATTGTTAGTGACTAACTATAAGAACGCAGTTAATAGTTTGGAGAACTTTTTATGAAATGCGAAGTTAAACTCTTTGTTGCAGGTCAGGTCTTCAAAGAAGAAGTCTATTGTCGTGACTATCAACACGCAAGACAAATCGCTCTTGCTAGAAATCCTGGAGCTACAGTTATTGGTGTTAATGCAAAGATGTGATATGGAACTAAAAGACTGGCTCAAATCAATCAATGAGACAAAGCACAATATCATTGATGAGGATCCTACAGAGAAATATCCTGCGTTTATCGTGAACAAGTGTCTATCGGGAACAATTGATTCATTGATGTTTGCTAATGAGATGAATAAGAATCATTCATTAGATCTTAAACTTCAATATGATTTTCTTCTAAATAGTTTGCGTAAAAAGAAAAGATTCTCTCCCTGGCTTCGCAAGGAGAAAGTGAAAGATCTTGATGCTGTTAAATCTTATTATGGTTATAGTAATGAGAAAGCGCAGCAAGCACTTAAAATTCTAAACAAAGATCAACTTGAATACATCAAGTCTAGACTTGATACTGGAGGAATGAAATGAGCGTCGTGCAAGAACCTGAAATCAACTGGGATCCTACCCAGATGGTTGAGGTTGTCCTATCTGAACCAGATGACTTTCTTAAGGTTCGTGAAACATTGACACGTATTGGTGTTGCTTCTCGCAAGGAAAAGAAGTTGTATCAGTCATGTCATATCTTGCACAAGCAAGGTAAGTATTACATCGTTCACTTCAAAGAATTATTTGCTCTAGATGGCAAAAGAGCAAACCTGACTGTCAATGATGTTCAACGTAGAAACAGAATTGTACAGTTACTTGCGGACTGGGGATTGGTTGTTGTCTGTCCCCTTGGAGAGGAAAAGATTGCAGATCTTGCACCCTTGAATCAAATCAAAGTTCTGTCATTCAAAGATAAGGGTGAATGGATTTTGGAAACAAAATATAACATTGGTCGTAAAAAGGTAGAGGTAACCGAATAAATAGAACGTCACCTTTCGTGCGTGACACGCTACATACGGAATATACGCTACTAAAAGACGGGTTACCACACCCGTCTTTTTTATGTTTTGTGGTTAAATAGTAGTGGATGCCTTCGGGGTCCACACAATCTAATCTCGCTTTAAAAGGAGAAGTACAAATGACTAACCTCGCACGTTATCACACTGCTGATCTTCCTGCGCTCCTTGATAGGATTACAAGGAACAGTATTGGTCTGGATGATTACTTTGAACGAATCTTTGAGCAACAAACTTCATCTAATTATCCTCCATACAATCTGATTCAGTTAAATAATCATGAGTCTATTTTGGAAATTGCATTAGCAGGATTTAAAAAGGAGGAGGTAAATGTTTTCACAGAGTATGGAAAACTTTTTATCAAAGGGCAAAAGGTGGAGGGGGAGGACAGAACGTTTGTCCACAAGGGTCTGGCTCAAAGAAGTTTTGAACGAGTCTGGACTATATCCGACGACACAGAAATCCAAGAGGTCACGTTCGAAGACGGACTATTGGTGGTCAAACTCGGAAAAGTAATTCCAGAACATCATCAACGAAAGGATTATCTCTAAATACAACTGACTATCGTCGGCGCAGACGGGGAGGTAACTGGCACACTCCAGTTGACACCTCCCTTTTTCATTGGTATAATAAGTAAAGGTTAAAGTATCTCATGTCTGTAAAACTTGTTTTGCTCAAGTCTGGTGAGCAAGTAATCTCTGATGTAAAACAAATTTTTTCTGGAGAGAAAGTCAATGGGTTCTTGTTTGAGAATCCTCTGGTTGTTCATACTGATGTTGGCAATCTCCTCCTGACAGAGGATGGTGTCCAAACACCAGATAAGTTGGGTGTGCGTTTAGAGTCTTGGATCGCTTTGAGTGCAGAGAAAAAGATGGTAGTTTCAAAAGACTGGATTGTCACCTATGTGGATCCAATCAAAGAACTTTTAGAAATGTATGAGGAATGTACAGATGGAGGAGAAGAAGATGGTGAAGTGTCTTTTACTGAAGAATAATACGCTGTTGATTGCCACAGTTGAAGAAGTAATCGGGCAGATTGGTGAACCAGATTGTCGTTTAATTAAACCTTATTTGGTTGATAGATCTTCACTTGAGATTACAGACTGGTTGGATTTTACCAACCAAACTGATATAATGATTAGGTCGGATGATATCCTGACCTTCGTTGACCCTAAGGGTGAACTACTTGACAAATACTTAAAACAGATTGAATGAAGTTCTACACTAACGTTCAGATGGTCGGGGATAAGTTTCTCGTCAGGGGTTATGAAGATGGCAAACACTTCATGGTCCGTGAGGAATTTCAACCGACTCTTTTTGTGCCTTCTAAAAAGAAGACCAAATACAAAACGCTTGAGGGTGAATATGTCCAGTCTGTAAAACCTGGCACCGTTCGTGATTGTAGAGAGTTCTTCAAGCAGTATGATGGTGTAGATGGATTTGAAATTTATGGGAACGAAAGGTATATCTATCAATATATTGCTCAGAAATATCCAGAAGAAGAAATCAAGTTTGATATCAGTAAGATTCGTCTGCTGACGATTGACATTGAGACTCGTTCAGAGAACGGATTCCCTGATGTCGAATCCGCTGACCAGGAGATTCTTCTCATCACTGTGCAGGACTACACAACCAAAGAAATTATTACTTGGGGTGTGGGACCTTTCAAACTGAAGCAAGGTAACCACTACTATAAGCAGTTCAACAATGAATATGACATGCTCTCTGACTTCAGTCAGTGGTGGGAAGAGAACATGCCTGATGTGGTCACTGGGTGGAACATTCAACTGTTCGATATCCCATACCTTGTGGGACGTATTGACCGTGTTCTAGGGGAGAAGAGGTGCCGTAGGTTCTCTCCCTGGGGTCTGGTGAGTCAGAAAGAACTGTATATCAAAGGCAAGCAATACAAGACCTATGATGTGGGTGGTATCACTCAATTGGATTATCTTGAGTTGTATCGTAAGTTCACTTACACCAACCAGGAATCTTATCGTTTGGATTATATTGCAAGCGTAGAACTGGGACAGAAGAAACTTGACCACTCTGAGTTTGATACCTTCCAAGACTTCTATACAAATGGTTGGCAGAAGTTTGTAGAATACAACATCATTGACGTGGAACTTGTTGACCGTCTGGAAGACAAGATGAAACTTATCGAACTTGCAATTACTATGGCATATGATGCCAAGGTGAACTATAATGATGTTTTCTACCAGGTACGGATGTGGGACACCATCATCTACAACTACCTGAAGAAAAACAACATCGTTATTCCTCCTAAAAAGGACTCATCTAAAAGTGACAAGTATGCTGGTGCCTACGTTAAAGAACCGATTCCTGGGCGTTATGATTGGGTGGTCAGTTTTGACCTTAATTCCCTGTACCCTCATCTTATCATGCAGTACAATATCTCCCCAGAAACTCTGG